CGGTATCAAAGTTGGTGCTGGCGGATCGATGAATCGTGTTGCGGTGTGGTCACGTTCGCTGGATGGCCAGTACGCCTTTGAGCGTGACATCAGCGCGGGCAACGTAATTCAGCTTGCCTACTTCGACTCGTTCGACCAGGTGCGTGGAGTAAGCCCACTGACATCCGCGATCGCGTCATTCCAGGATTCGCTGGAGGTGACCGACTACGCACGGGCCAAAGCTAAGATAACCCAGCTCTTCGCCCTCGCCATCACCCGCGAAATGGCTGATGACGATGCCGAGCTGTATGGCGATGAATACAAAGTCGATCTTGGCCGAGGTCCAGTCAAGCTTGAACTTGACCCAGGCGATAAGGCTGAGTTCCTAGAGTCCCGCCATCCATCAACAGAGTTCCAGGCGTTCCTGACGCTTAGCCTGCAAGCTGCTCTAAAGAGTTTGGATATCCCTTGGTCGTTTTACGATGAAGCGTACACCAACTTCTTTGGTTCCCGAGCTGCTCTTATCCAGTATCAGCAAGCCTGCAAGGCAAAGCGAGAAGATTTGAAAGAGATGCTGGACCGGATCACCGTCTGGAAGATCCAGCAGTGGATGGCAGCGGGAATCCTTTCGATGCCTGCGGGCGTACAGCAGATCGATCAAATCTACTGGGACTGGATCCCAGCGGGTGTGCCCTATTGGAATCCCGAGCAAGAGATTACCGGCGACCTCATGGCCGTTGAAGGCAAGCTACGCACTCGTTCAGAGATCCGCCGTGAGAAGTACGGCGACGATTGGCGGGATGTTGTCCGCAAGCTTGCCGAGGAGCGGGACTACCTAACGCAATACGGCTTCGACGAATCGACCGAAGGGCTGGTTACTGTCCCCGTGATGGCTGAGCCAGGCGTTCCGGAAGAGACCACCGAAAGCGAAGGAGAAGACAATGGGCAGCAGCCGTCTAACGATGTTTCGTAGCCAGGCTACCAAAGCACCGGCAAGCGGTGTTGATGGCCGAACGATCAAGCGGGCCAAGGTGATCGAGGCAGGGAGTCTAAACGACTCTCGGCCAATCGTCGTTGATGCTGTCACGCTCCAGCAGGTCGCTGACATCGGCAACGGTGCAACCCGCGGAATCAAAGCACGCTGGACGCACCCGCACATGTCTAGCGATGGCCTCGGGACCACCGTTGCAAGGGCACGGAATTTCCGCGTTGAGGGAAACGCTGTCTACGCTGATTTCACCATGCTTTCGGCAAGTGATAACAGTCCTAAGGGTCAGCAGGGAGCGTACCTCCTGGAGCTCGCCCAAGAGGATTCCGAGACGTTTGGATTGTCGATCGTGGCTGACTTCTCTGATGAGATGCTAGCCGCTTTGGAATCCCTCAAGCCAGGCGAAAAAGCACCATTGAGAATCAAGGGGCTGAGGGCTGTTGACTTTGTTGATGAGCCAGCCGCGACCCGTGGTGGGCTCTTTGATCTATACGACAAGCGAGACTTGGCACCGGTTGTTAGCTCGCTGATTGAGACTCACTTTTCGGGTGTTCCGAAAAAGGAAGTAGTTGAAAGACTACTTGGTTTTCTGTCGCTTCACTACGGAGAAGAAGTTATGGCTGATGCAGCGGTGGACGCTGTCGAGACTCAGCAGCAGGAACAGGCCGCACCTGTGGCACCTGCACCCGCTGCGATGAGCCTTGAGGCTGCGCAACCTTACATGGTTGCGTTTGGTGATCGGGGGGCCAAGTGGTTCCTTGAAGGCAAGACGATGCAGGAATGCCTGTCGATCGTCAACGGCGAGATTGGCGAGGCTAATGCGAAGCTGCAATCCCAGGTGGATGAGCTAACCGCGAAGCTTGCAGCGATCGAAGGAAAGCTAGGCGAGGAGCAGCCACTGAGCGCTGCACCTGCTGGCAAGGAGTTGACCGCAGCTCAGATCGAAGCAGCAGAGCGACGAGCGAAGCTTGCTAAGGCTGGTGCTGATGAGAAGGCGATTCGATGGGCTGGGGCGTTCGCTCCTCGCTCGAACTGATTTTTACCAACGCAACCAAAACGGAGACTTTGAATTATGGCTGATAGCTACCTGACGACGACCGATGTGGCGCATTTCAACAAAACCGACATGGACATCCTTGTTAGCGATGTCCTTGACGATGCACCATTCCTGAGCGTGCTCGCAGCGCGAACCGTGCTTGGCAACACGTTCAAGTACAGCAAGATCACCGCCAACCCAGCGGTTGGATTCCGTGATGTCAATGATGGGATCGAAAACAAGAAGGGCACCTACACCAGCGTGACGCTGGACCTCAAGGTGCTCGATGCTTCGTTCGCCGTTGACATCGCAGCCGCGACCGCTGATGAGCGTGGCCTGGAACACATGATGGGGATCGAGGCACTCGCCCACATGCGACAGGCGATGGCCGAGGTTGAGCAGCAGATTTTCTACGGCACCGGAAACGATGCTGGTGGGTTTGCTGGGTTTGCTGGCCAAGCTAACCTGAACGGCTTGAGCGATGCCCAGGTTGTCGGTGCTGGTGGAACGACTTCTGCCACTGGTTCTTCGGTGTACCTCGTTCGCACCGGCGATGCTGACTGCCAAGTCCTGTGGGGACAGCAGGGCGTCATTTCGATCGGTGAACGGCAGATCGTTGAGCGTGCCGGATCCACTACTGGTCGCTTCCCAGCTTACTACCACCCAATCGTTGGTTGGTGTGGCCTGAAGGTTGGATCGATCTACAGCGTTGTCCGCATCGCCAACCTGACTGCCGACTCCGGCAAGGGTCTGACCGACAGCCTGATTGCTCAGGCTTTGGAAAAGTTCCCTGCTTCCCGTGGTCCTAACTACATCGTGATGAACCGACGATCGCACCGTCAGTTGCAGTCCAGCCGGACAGCGACCAACCCGACTGGAGCACCTGCACCATTCCCATCTGAATCGTTCGGGGTTCCCATCGTTGTGACGGATCAGATCGGCAGCACCGAAACCCTGTTGACCTGATCCTAGTCCACTGAGGTAACGCAATGACAACAGCCCTGGAATCCGCAGTCATCGCCGCACATAAGGCCGCTCGCTCCATTCATGGAGTGTCGATCACCTATACCCGCGGCGCATCGTCTGTGACGATTTCCAGGGCTGTCCCTGGCCGGTCGGTTCATGATGTCACGCAGGATGGATCGGTGATCGAGCAGATCAAAAGCCGAGACTACATCCTGCTTGCATCGGAACTAAAGATCGGTGGCGTTGTGATAACCCCTCAGCGTGGCGATCAGATCACTGAAGGGGCCAAGATTTACAAGGTGCTTTCGGTCGGTGGTGAGGCTGCCTGGCGATACCAGGATCAGACGATGCAAACTTTGAGGATCCACACAAAGGAAACCTAATGCCCTTGCCAGTGGATCTAGTTGACGCTGTTGTCTCGCTCATCCAGGGCGGGACGTACAGCCAGACTGTGACGACCGCTAAGAAGCTAGTACCGATTTATGATCGGGATGTGCTTACTGGCTGGGATGTCACGGTACACAGTGCCGAACAATCCCGCGAACTACTTAGCCGTAGCAACCTTTGGACGAAGATTTACACCGTTGGTGTCGTTCTTCGTACTGATTGCAGCGGGACTGAAGCAGCGCAGGAGACTAAGACGGGACAATTTTTGACGCTCTGCCAGGAACTAATGGATCGCTTAGCGGCCAATAACCTGGCTGGGTTATACGTTCATGAGATCGAGCAATTGGAGCCATTCGACCCTAACCGGGTGGCCGAAGATGGCGTCCTACAGACAACCATTTCCATCCGCTATAAGGGGACTATTTAATGGCACACGTACTGAGCCAAAACGCGAAGCTTTACCGCAACACCGGAACCTATTCCGTTCCTGTTTGGGATCTCATTGGCAACGTCAAGGATCTAACCTTGAGCCTTGAGAAGGACGAAACCGACGTAACGACTCGGGCGTCTGGTGGCTGGAAGGAATTCGTTGACGGGATGAAGGATGCTACCGTTGAATTCGGGATGCTCTGGGATACCGGCGACGCTGACTTTGATGCCTTCCAGGGTGCATTCATCAACAACACTTCGGTTGAAATCTTGGTTCTCGATGGCCTGGTCGCAACGACCGGCAGTGAGGGGCTGCGGGCCACGATGATGGTGAAGAGCTTCACACGTAATGAGAACCTCGGCGAGGCGTTGATGGTGGACGTTTCATTGCGACCAGTGAAGAACGCCAACTCCGCCCCTGTTTGGTATACTGCAACGTAGTTTTTGCAGTCATCCTAACGAGGTTTCAACATGCGAGCGTTTAAGGATTCTACCGGCCATCAGTGGCAGATCAAACTGACGGTCGGTAACCTACTGGCGATCAAGCAGAATCTAAAGATCGATCTACTGGACTCCCCTGAGCAGATGCCAACTGACATCCCGACATTGATGGATGTTCTTTGGTTTATCTGCATGGATCAGGCCCAAGCATTGGGCATTGATTGCAGGACGTTTGGTGATCGCTTAGATGGCGATGCTTTGTCCGCTGGGATCGATGCTTTCATGGAGGAATGGTCTGGTTTTTTTTCGCGCCTGGCACCCGCAAAAAAGGAGCTGCTGGCCGGTCTGTGGTCAAGCAGCAAGCGGGGCCAGGAGGTACAGGCAGAGCGGATCAAACAAGCGTTTGGCAAGCTCTCTATCGACTGGCTGGAATCGTCGGAATCGACCCAGCAGGGCTTACAGCCTGGCAGTTAATGGAGATGGCGAGGGGAGCCCGTCCAGAGCTTTTTGCCGACGCCGGGAAAAAGGATGGCAAGGAGCGGTGGCCGATCAACTCGCAGACTATTTCGATGCTGAAACTGATGCTTCCAAAGGATAAACGCGATGCTCAAGCTGAAAGCAAAAACACGGGGCTTTCAGCGGATCATCCAGCAAGCCAACCGCAGAATATCGGCACTCCAGGACATCGACCGCCGAGCACTTGAAAGGTTCGGTGCGATCATTAGGCAGGATGCTAGGAAGCTCATCGGGAATCCAGTCAAGCCACAGAAGCAGATTAGAACTGAGGTGATCGACGGTAAGCCTGTTGCAGTCTATCAGAAGGGACGCAAGCCCAGGCCACCAGGCAAACCACCGATGGCGAGATATGGGGATCGTGACTTCGGAATCCGCAAGATCATCTACGAAGTTGACTTAGCAAAGCGAGATGTCAAAATCGGGTTTGCTGCCTGGGGGCGAAAGCTTGGTTCTAAATGGGGTGCCGAGTTGCATGAATATGGCGGGACGTTTACCGCTAAAGTTCGCTATATTCCGACACTGATCACGCTGCAAAACATCAAACGACGCAAAGGCAAAACGACAATAGCTCACCAGGATTTAGGATTGATTACAAGCAAGACTGGCAGGCCAATGTCTTTCAGGATGCCGCAGCGTCCAACGATGTCAGTGGCTAGGGCTAGGCACGCAAAAAAGATGACAAAGATTTGGGTTGACTACTACAAGGCGAGGTTCGGCTAATGGCACAGTTTGCAGGCCGCGCATATGTTGAGATGGGGGTAGAAGGCCAGGCCGCTTTCCGCCGTGCCTTTGCGTCGATGGAAGCCCAGATCAAGAAGTTCTCAGCCCAGGTACAGATGGTCGGGCGGGTCGGGTTCGGTGCGATTGGCAACAGCCTAAACATGCTCAGCCGCATGATGAGATCACTCATTGGCCAGGCAACCGCCCTCGGTGCTGCGTTCGGAATCTCTGTTGGGATCACCGATGCCATCCGCAATGCAAGCACGCTGGAGGAGACGCTAAACAAGTTTGACGTAGTCTTCGGCCAGAATGCTCGATCAATGCAAGCTTGGGGCGATCAGTTTGCCGCGACGATGGGGCGTAGCCGCTCCGAGGTTCTCGGGTTCATGGCTGATGCTCAATCGCTGGTCATCCCGATGGGAGTAGATCCAGCAGCCGCTGCCGAGATGAGCCGCAATCTAACGCAGCTTTCCTACGATCTGGCGAGCTTCCACAATGCCGCAGACGTTGACGCTTTCGAGGCGTTGCGTTCTGCGATCGTTGGCGAGTCCGAGCCAATGAAACGCTTCGGGGTGATCGTCAACGAGACTGCAATGAAAGCGGAGCTGCTCAAGCAAGGACTCGACCCGCAGACAGCCAACGACGCACAGAAAGCGATGGCCAGGTACAATATCATCTTGGCCGGCACAGCAGCAGCACAGGGCGACGTTGACCGCTCCAGCATGTCATTCGCGAACCAACTCAAAGCGTTGCAGGCCGGTTGGATTGAAGTCTCCACAGCGATCGGCACAGCGTTTCTGCCGTATGCAACGATGCTCATCGATATGCTGAAGGATCTGTTAGTCAACCTCGATCTGAATGCTACTGGCGTTGACAACTCAGCCAGGGTTTTCAATCTGCTCGGTCAAACTCTCGCATACGTCAACACGCCACTGGACATTGCGATCCGTGCATTCCACGGACTGCGGGCTGGCCTATCGTTCATCATCGGCATGGCAGCAAGTGCAACGGATATTTTTCTTGGGCTGTTCCGTGTGCTGGTCAATAACCCACTGACCCGCCGCACGTTCGGTGCTGATGTGGTGCAGAACATCGATAACATCGCGAAGGAAGTACAAGCTACGGTGCAACGGATCCGCGACGAGAACCGCGATCAGATGCAGACGTCACTGAATGAACTGACCAACCCTGACAACCTAGGGCAAAAGGCACTCGATCAATTCCGCGATCAGATGAGTACGCTACGCTCAGCATACGAAGCGGAATCCAAAGCACAAGCCGCCAACCTAGCAGACGCTACCGAGGCACAGGATCTAACCGCCGAAGGTACTTCCAAAGCAGCCGACAAGGTACGGGCTACCTTCGAGCAGTTCAGCGGGATCGATCTAATGAAAGCCGCCGCACCTGGAGCCGAAGCGGTTCGGGAAGGTGCTGAGGACGTCAGCGCCACAGCGAGAGACGCAACCCAGCAAGCCGTCCAACTCGCTCAGCCGCAAGCACTGGAAGCGACCAGTACAGCCGCCTTCGAGAAGTTCCGCGAAAACGCGATGAATCAGCAATTGGTTCTTGAACGACAGCAAGCAGCGTTCCTTCAGAAGATCGCTAAAGCACTCACAAACCCAGCCGCCGCCTTTGTGGAGTTCGCACTATGAGTGCCGTGATTGGCAAGCGCGTAGGGATCAACAGCCAAGAGACGTTCGACTTAGATAAGCTAAGGGTTAACCTCCAGCATTCGGTAGTCTTTGTTGTCCGTATGACCGATGGCGTGGGGCTCGCTGGTAGTCCCGATGAGGATGCGCGGGAGAACGAAGTGGTCCTGGTTCCCGGGATCCCTGCCATCGGTGCCGCGTCGGACATTGCAGCCGGCGCGTACTGCATCTCCCGCACATGCACGGAGATTGGACCAGCCACCTGGGAGGTGGAGTGCGTCTTTGACAACCAAACGATCAAGGCCAACGAATCGAATCAGGAACCGTGGGACATCACGCCCAGGTGGTCATGGTCCGCTGAGACGATCGAGGTTCCGCTACTCTTCGATGCTCAGGATCCTACGCGACCTTTCTACAACTCGGCTGGCGAGTCACTGCCACCACTGACCACGCCTGAAACAATCCAGGTGCTGACGATCAGCAGAGCGGAGCTGTACTTTGACTACACCCAGATTCCGAACTACATGAACCGCGTAAACTCGCAAGCGTTTTGGGGTGCTGCCGCTAACACGGTGCTGTGTGCTTCGATCAGTGCGACTCAGGAGCGGAAAGAACAGGTAGCTTACTGGAACGTGGAGTACCAGTTCAAATTCTGGAGCAACAACGGCGAGGGCTGGAAGATCAAACTACTGGACGAAGGAACCTACTACTGGTCGGGCGGATCTAAGGGGACAGGTGCCAAGGTTCCGTTCGGCGACGATGCTTTCCAGCAGACTACCGGGAACCTTAACGGATCGGGCGGTAAAAATACTAGCCTAACAACTCCAGTGTTTATCTCGCCCAGTTTCAATCGCTACAAGTCAGCCAACTTTAACGACCTCCAACTTGGTCCCTGGAGTTGGGCATGACGAAGCAGTACGCAGTCTTAAGCACTGAGCTAGCCAAGGCGGTACAAAAGCTAGTACGCGAACAGGTTGGAGCGTACAGCACACCAGGTGCTCGCAGTGTGCCAGCCAATACTGGGGCCACCTGGCTGATGCAGGCTGAAGAAGACATCCCCGCGGGTGATTATGGCGCAGCTACGCCAGTAGTCTCATCGGGCGACGCAAGGGTGGCTACCAGGGACAAGACAACCGACGCTATCTCGGGCCACACACCCAACAGCACCAGTGTGATTACTGAGGTGTTCAACCTCAGCGATCGGCTGATTAAAGATAACGATTTCTTCCTAGCCACCCGCACCCAGGATGGCACGCTGATTGTAATCGATGTTTATGCTCGCCCAGGTGCCGCGATGATTGCCAAGGTGAACAGTGGTGGGATCACAGCGAGAAGCGGGACGACTGCTGGAAGCGGGACTGTGACAGCCTATAAACTGGTGGGCACTACGCTGACCAGCACCAGCACAACTCACACGGTATACAACATCTCCGCCGCTTCAATTGCTGCGGACAAATGGGTTCAATGCAAACGTGAATGGTATTCTGGATATTGGTTTGTTGACTTTGAGGATTGCTAAACATGGCAACAAAAATCGAGCGGGCGAATGTGGTGATCGCGAACGGAGCAACGACCAGTGCCGCGGTAGCCGTGCCTCTGGATAAGGTGCCTCTGGCTGTTGTCACTCCATCCGCGTTGACTGGGACTAGCCTCAAATTCGAGGTTAGCGACGATGGCGGAACGACTTATAAGCCAGTCTACAAAGAGGGCACGGAGTACAGCGTGACAGTAGGCACAAGTCGCCATGTGTGCCTCGATGCTGCCGCGTTCCGTGGTGCAATCGGTGGACCATCCACGACGCCAACTAATCTCAAGCTGGTGAGCGGATCTAGCGAAGGTGCTGCGCGTACTCTCCAGGTAGTCTTTGGGATCAACAATGGCTAACAAACACGGGGCAGGGTGTACGTGCTGCGGTGAAGGTGATTGTGGTCCATGTACTGAGACGATCACCACGATTGCCGCATCGGTTGGCAGCGATACCTATTCGTGGACCATCAACCAAGCGATCAACGCTATACCGGGTTGCTCGCTGGTGTTGCGATATTGCTCCACTCCAGTGGAATATGAGATTGTTGACTACTCCGCTGCCGTGGCATGGGATGGAACCCAGGGCGACTGCTGGAAAGCGTTCTACAATTCGTGGTCAGGATTAGGAAACAATTTAGGGTGCTGCAATCCTCAAGGTGGCGGTGGTCCAGGTGGGGGAGGATTTGAGGGAGTTGGCTACGGCGAGGCGTTCGGTGGTCCCGGTGGTGGTCCTGTTCCTGCTGGTTCCTGCGTTCCGTGTTCCACCTGGTACAACGCGAAAGACTATGAAGAAGATCCATTCTACCCAAACATTTATACGCAGTGGGGCGGATGCAAGCCGACTGAGTATTACGTCTTTACGTTCAAGGTAGAGGACCTTGAACTGTTCTACAAAGTCACAACCTGGCAAGAGGTGTCGCTTCTCTTGACGTTTGCGCCGAGCGGTACGCAGCAAGAGATCTTCGCGGTGTTTGGTCGAACCGTCTACGCGAAAACAGAACGCACAATCCGCTACAAAATATCTGCGCACTACAATGACAATTGCCAACGCAACAGTGATTGCACGATCATTTCCCCAACTTGCGATGAAGGCGGGCTAGGTGGGCTGATGGGCTTTTTCTATTGCCTATTTGGTCAGCAGCAGATTACCTCTTATCAGTATCCTGCAGGGACACCAGCTCCTCTCTATAGCTTCCGCTTTATCGACTGCGCAGTCGATGCTCCAAACTGGGTGGAGATGACAACTAGCTCCTTTTGTTTCGACTCAAGTCAGACATATCCAGAAGAGTGCAACTCAATTGCACCATGCGGGCCTGGTGAAAGAGATGCTGATGAGCAATGGTGGACTGATCGCCCAAACGACCCGACTTGTGCCGCGATCAATTCTGAAACCTATTTCAACAATCAAGTGATGGGATTCCCTCCGCCGCTGAATAATATGATCGTTCAGTTCTTAAACTACGCTACACCGTTTACAAACTCGCTTTCAAACAATGGAGCGTATGACGAAATCTGTGATAGCTTCGACATGGATCCTGTAGCTGGTGGCATTTATGGCACTTGCCAGGAACCATGCCGAGGGTTCCCAATCGCCAGCGATCAATTTCAAGCTACGCTGACGCTAGACTGTGATGATGTCTGCGGTAATCACACGCTGAACCGTACTTCCGGTGCCACAAAAAACAGTATCACAATGACCTGGACAACATGCCCGGTGAGCCAGTGCAACGAGTCTGAAGCAGATCCGGTATCCTGCCGGTCGTGGCTAAGTGACTGCTGCCAGGGAACCGACCCAGCAGATACCACATTGCCAGTCAATTTCACCTCAGCGACCACAGCAACCATCACCATTAACTGCCAACCATGATCGAATCCATCTGCCCGCGCTGCGGGGCCATCCATAAAGCACCAAACCCAGTGACGCACTTTGGGTGCTGCCTGGTTGACTCTACGCCAATCGTGGATCGATCGCTTCTCCAGGTGATCCGCCACGAAGCACGCCCCGCACGGAACCGACTCGATCGGCCAGGGGATGCGGTGTACTACCTAATCAAGCGACACTTCGGAATTGATCCGCCCAAGGGGTGTGGATGTAGGCGAGTCCAGGCGAACATGAATGCCAAAGGCTGGGAGAAATGCCTAGCCGAGATTGATAGCCTAGCCGATGAACTAAGGGCAAACGCGGAGCAGTTCGATTGGAGCGTCACCATTTTTGCCGCACTTCGGGCTACAATGACTGGGGCGTTGCGATGGCTCAACCCGTTTGACCCGTGGCGATCCATCATTAAACAAGCTTGCCGACTCACGAAAGAGGCGATCGATGGGCAAGAAGAAAACAGCGAACAGCCGAGGCCGGGAGGCGTTCAATAACGGCGATCCATTTGATAGCAACCCGCACAAGATGGGCGAGCTTGATCGCCTCTATTGGTTTCAGGGCTGGCTAGATGAATGGGGCGAGGGGCGTGTAGAGGCGATCCGATCTAGACTCAATTTGAGGAACGACCATGCAAAGGTGGACGCTAAAACAGATCGGGCCTAACGTCTTTGAGCTTTGCTTTTGGGATATTGGCCAAGATACCGCATGGATGCTTCTTCGTTCCGACGTCCATCATGACAACCCGAAGTGCGATCAGGACTTGGAAAGGAAGCACCTGAACGAGGCGATGGAATCTAATTGCCCAGTGCTAGATAACGGCGATCTGTTCTGCGCGATGCAAGGGAAATACGATCGCAGATCGTCGAAGGAATCCATCCGCCCGGAACATCAAACAAACAACTACCTCGATTCCCTGGTATCTACTGCCGTTGAATTCTACCAGCCGTACAAATCGATCCTCGCTATCTGTGGTCGTGGCAATCATGAAACGGCGATCCAGAAGAACCATGAAACGGATCTAACCGATAGGCTGACTGCTGGCCTGCGATCGGTTGGAGGCGTCACGCTATCCTCTGGCTACAGCGGGTGGGTTAGGCTGTCGGTCAAATCATCCGCAAACCCGGACCGATACGTCGCCTCCGCCTGGCTTCATCATTACCACGGCTCAGGAGGTGGTGGGCCAGTAACGAAGGGGGTGATCCAGACTAACCGAATCGCCAACTACACGCCCGACGCCAATGTAGTGCTTACTGGTCACACCCACGACGATTGGATCTTTAGCATCCCTCGCCAGCGTATCAGCCAGCACGGGCGGGTGTATCGCGATGAGCAATTACACGTTCGGTGCCCTGGCTACAAGGATGCCTGGGGCGATGGCTCGGGCGGCTGGGAAGTAGAGCGAGGCATGGGCCCAAAGAATATCGGTTCGGCTTGGTTGGGGATAACCGTAAGCCGTAGCAAGGGCGGTGCGGATCGATTGAACCTCGAAGCGGTGAGGGCGAAGTGATGCCGATACCAAACAGACTACCGAACGAATCGGAAGAAGATTACATACCAAGGTGCCTGCGAGCTATCAAAGATGACGACATCCCAGAAGACCAAAAACAAGCCATCTGCTACGACAAAAGCAAAGAGAGAGAGCAGGCTAGAGTGGGTGAAACCTCCCAAGCTGCGCGAAGGCGACACCGAGACTAACGCCCAGGGTGGAAAGCACTCGTTCACGCTGGCAAGGTACGATGCAGTTCCGCCAGTGGTGCTCAGGCTACTGGCCCAGTGTAACGGCTTCGGGCTCAGAAAGTACGGGCTCCACAACTGGAAAAAGATCCCGCTCGAAGAGCACATCGGGCACGCCATGAATCATCTGGTCGAGTGGTCCGCTGGTGATCGCTCCGAACCTCACCTAGTCAACGCCCTGACCCGTGTTGCGTTCGCCTTGACTCTGGCAGTTGAAGCAGGATTGCAGGCACCAACCTATGACCATCCAGAAGTTTGAACTAGGTCGCCTCTATCGAGTTGTCTTCCTCGACCATGCCGAGGGCGACGACGCCTATCAAATCAGGCTGGTAGGTGAGCTGGTCGCCAAACACCGCAAAACAATCACGCTTGGGTGCTGGTTAGTTGACGGCAAGTACGAGCGGGACAACCCAAACAACCACGTTTACACGATCCTGCGTTCGACGATCCTGAGTGTTGAAGAGCTCATCCCATCGCCCGGTAGTACGTCCCAGGGCGACCTGGCCTTGGATCGGCGACAGCGACAGCCTCAATCTCCCGTGCCTCGGCCAAGGCGTTTAGTATCTTCTCCATCTCAGACGCGGGCAGATGGAACTTTCTAAGCAGTGACGATCTACTAACCGGCTGCCGGCGCTTCGTTTCGCTCTTGATGTATGAAAGTATCTTCTTCCATCTGACCGCTTGCCAGTCACTCCCGGTAATCTCTGACCTTGCCGCCTTGAGGAACTGCTGTGTTGCGATTCTGACCACGTCGCAGGCCCACTGAGCAGCTTCGTCATCGATTAGCGGTGATTGGTAGTCACGGCTGCAAGCGTAGCAGATAGCCAATCTGCGGGCCTTCTCGCTGGACCTGGCCCATTGTGCCGCTGCTGCTTCATCGTGGAGGTTATCCTCCATCAGTCCCGCCATTTCGCGGAAGTAGTGGCGAGCATTGCCAGTCTCTGGGATCACCCGACAGCCAGCGTTCAGCTCGGGCAGATTGCCATCATGGTGCTTGCAGTGGACCCAGTACCTAGCCTGCTGGATAATCGAATCTGGAGGGTCTTGTTGCTCCGTCTCCTGGAGTGGTCCGTACTGATGCTCTTGGAAGATCAGTAGGCGAGCGCAGAAGCCATCCAATAGATTCGACTCATCAAACCCAGCCCAAAGCGTTCCGGGTGTGGTCGATCCATGAAGCAGCATACAGGGATCATCAACTTGTTTGTTTAGCTTGGAATCAGAATAGCTTTTCTGCTTCCAGGTTCCGCCGTTGATAGACCACAGCTCAAGCATTGCATCTTGGATCGTGTTGAGTGTGGCACTGCCGCCGCTGGTCATCTTGGTTTTCTGGAGGAACTTGCCGAACTCATCCCACACGTACAGTTTCGTTGACTTGACCCGCATATCCGACGCCATTGCGGAATCGCTGGAGGGCTTGCCGCCCCAGAGTTCCTCAGCCCCTGCCGCGGTGAGCACATCCTGCACAACCCTGATCGGTGCTGCCTTGCCTGCACCTGGCGGAGCGACTGCGATCAGGTAAAGATTCGCACGGTTGCCAGACTTATCCCGCCACTTGTTACCCAGGAGCGTAGCCTGCAAAGCGATCGCAGCAGGCAGTGCGAGGATCGACGATGGCCGAGGGTTCTGCTGCTGGATGAAGTCAACGACCTCCCCCATAAATCCAGGTGGTCTCATCAATCGGGCAGGCCAGCCTGCGGTGTGAGCGTCCTTCACGCCTTCGATCAGATCGTTTAGCGAGGGCTGAATCTCATCGTCGCTAGATAACACCCTAGCAACCGTAACAGCCCTCGAGGTGGCTGGCTTGGTTTCCATCGGTGTGCCGTTGCGACTGCTGGATTCCACCGTCCGCCTGACTTCGGGCTCATCCATCGGGCTCGGCAATCTGCAATTCCAATCCCAGACAATAGCAAAACACTGGTCAACCGTCAGCCGTTCTCCGTAGTGGTCGATCGCGAACAGATGGCCAGCAAGCTTGAATGCTGCATTGTTGCGACCACCCTCTAAGCTTGGCGGGTAGGCTGCAACGTAAGCCTCCGCACGCTCGATAAGCGATCCGCTCACAGGCTCTGGCATGACAACCTGAACCTGCCTTGGTCGCTTGATCGGCTGGGCTGGTCGTAAGTACTTATCGCAAAGCCAGTCGATCGCCTCCTGACCGTCTCCGATTTCCATCCAGTCCGCTTCGCTGGGATCAACCGGGCGACCCGTCATACACCAGAAGCGGTGGTGATCGTAGCACTCAAGCCAGGTGCTTAGCTCACACTTTGCCCAGTCCGGCTTGCGTCCCCTGGTAATCAGCTTTAAACCGCTACCAGAGGGCGAGATTTCAGCGTAAGCGACACCTAGGAATCTATGCAGTATCTCGCTAGCCTCATCGCTCATCACGCCATCCAGCCCGATAACATCGTCCAGATCCACGCCTACATAATGGCCAGCTTCCGGAATAACGAACGCCACCGCCTCTGAGGTCGCCAAATCGTCTATGGTGTGCCACGTCGATCGATCGTTCGACTTGCCGACGAACATCTTTTTCCCGTCTGGTGTGTACCACCAGCGGACCCAGTTCGGTTGGTCCAATAGCTCCTTTGGAATGCTGCCTAGGTTCATTCTGCACCAACCTTAATCAGCCGCTTCTGGTGCTTCTGGATGTGCTTCTTCCGCAAACCCTCGTTGCACTTCTCCCGTGACCGCTGCTCTGGTGACTTCTCCTTTGGTCGCTGATAGCCGGACTGAATCTTCGCCCAAGCCAACTGGTAAGCGTGCTTGAGCTGATCGCAATAGACCTTGCTTTTGTTGTACTGGCCTGATGGCCTGAGCGTCAGCCCAAGGCGACGGTTTAAGCCCTGCTCCACTGACTCGGTGGGATCGCAGAAATGCTGGCGGATGAGCGAGAACACCCGCGTCCGCTCCTGGAAGATCGATGACAACCAGCGTTCCTCAACTAGGCGTATTCCTTTCACGCCTTCCTCCTCAATGAGTTGATGTATCAGCCGCTCTGCTTCATCGCTCACCCAGGGCAAACCGATGTCGCAAGGGGTGCTCATGCTGGCCTGTTCGGTCGCCATGATGATCGATTTCCTGGCCTCGCTAAGCTTCTTCGACTTGCGAAGCTTCTCCGCCCTTGCCGCGCCTTCGGTGTAAACATCCTGCCAGCCCATGATCTAACCTCCTTTTCTTAGACTCTGAAAAATATCCCGATCGATGTAGATCGTATCGCCCAAATCCGCCAAGTAGCCTGCATCCATAATGGCTTTCTGAATGCCGATGTACTGAACGATGTCAGGCCATCGCTTGCCTTTGGTCCACTTTAGAACCAACTGCCGAGGCGATGCAATAGCAAATTCGTCTGCCTTGTGTAGCCGATACGCTGCCCACACGGAATCGGGGACAGGTACGTCTGACCGCTCACGCCACCAGGCCGCAGCTTTCTTTTGCTGCCAGGATCCTTGGGTATGCTCCAAGCAGATGTATTCCGCCACCGCCGCCGCGCCAATAAGCTTGTAGGTTACCCGCAACATCCTCGGTTTATGCTCGGGGGCGTAAACGCTATAGCTCACGCTTTCAACGTCCACCGTCTCCATTGCGTCCTCACCACCTGACAACACCCGAACCTCCGCTGGCCGGATGTCGTGCTTGATTTCCTTTTCGGGAAACTGGTAATCGCACTGGCTACACTGCGTTGCTGCTGCGTGGACAATCTCTTTGCACTCCGGGCAAACCTTACTCGGTGCCTCGCCACCTTCGCCACGCTGGGTGGTCCGGTAGTCATCGGCGAAGGAATCAATTGGCCCATGCGTGATTAGATTCCCAGCGAAGTCTAGGACCAGGCAGTCCTGCTTCGTGTGATGCGTCCGCAACCCTCGCCCGATCATCTGGTAGACAAGGCCCTTTGATTGGCTTGGGCGAAGCATGGCGATCGCATCGATGCAAGGAGCGTCAAATCCGGTGGTCAATACGTCGATGTTTACGAGGTATTTGAACTGCTGCGATGCAAACGCCTCCAGGGTATCCTCTCGCTCGCTCTTGCTGGTGATCCCATCGACGTAGGCAACGTTGCCTGGTTCCAGATTAGCGATTGCCTCTACCACCATTCGAGCATGCTTGCGACCGCAACAGAAGACTAGCACCGAGTTCCTGCCCGCAGTCCTAGCCACCAGTTCCCGACAAGCTAGATCGACCTTAGCAGCGTCCTTGCTGGCAGCGTCATCGAGCTGCTTCAGGATGTACTCACCTCCAGCCATCTTAACACCCGACGTGTCGATGTGGTTATCGGGATCCTTGGAAATCAGGTTGCAAAGATAACCCTCCTCGATCAGCCGTGTGATCGGTGCTGAGAACGCCACCGTCTGTAGCATCCGATCCGCACCGATGATCGACCCGCTATCCAGCCTCCACGGTGATGCAGTCAAACCAGCAAAGCGGAAATCAGGATTCAGCCGTTGCCAGTACCGCAGCATCGACAACCATTGCCCATCACCATCGGGCGGGATTAGGTGGCACTCATCCGCAATGATCAGATCCCGCCAACCGAGGTGTAGCAGGCTTTCCTCCTTTGCCGCTGACTGGATCCCAGCAAAGACCACGGGCTGGCTTCCGCTCTTCTGGTTGAGACTGGCGGACCAGATCCCAACCGGAACATCCGGGCAGATCGCCTGAAACTTTTGTGCGTTCTGCCGAATCAGTTCCGCCCTATGTTGGAACACTGCCACCCGGCCACCATTGGCGACCATCCTTTGGGCTAGCATGGCAATGACCAGCGACTTACCAGCGCCAGTTGGCAGGATGATTGCCGGGTTGGTGTTACTGGTGGCGAAGTGCGCAGCGATCGCCTCGACTGCCTCAGTCTGATACCATCTTGGCTGCATGATCGATCATCCAGGGATAAAGATTTTGCGACGGATAACACGGTGCTCCTCTACGTCTACCCCGTGCTCATCCTCCGGAACATCTCGCCACTCCTGATCGAACCCATCCCATAGCTGGTCGCCCGCTTTCAGGCTGTCGCCTTCGACAAGCAACCGCCAGACGATCGCCCCTTCCTCATCGACGCCCATCAACTTCCGATTCTGCTCATCCTCAAACTGAAGCACCTCAATCATCTGATCAAGTGCATCGATCCTTGCCTCCGCTGCCTCCTGTTTACCGGCTGCAAGCTCGGTGTGGATCTTGCCAAACTGCTTCCGAAGTGTCGCCAACAAGTCCGATGGTGTTTCGCTGTTCATCCCAGTTCCTCCCTAAGTCTTTCGATCGCCTGTGTGTAAATTTGCCCAACACGCTGCCGAGAAATCCCAAGCTGATCGGCCACTTGCTTCACGGTGTAACCGTGCTGCACCCTAAGTTGGACAATCAGCCAGGATCGCTCATCCAGCACCTCTGCCGCTGTCAGTTCCGCTACTGACTGGCCCATCTCAACCGCCTCACGTTCCACCGATGGCCCTTGATGAGCCCTCTCCGACTGCCCAAGCTCTCGCATAACGCGGAGCCGTGCGAACTTTCTCGGCTGACCAGACGCAAGCTGATAGGCCAGCATCTGGTAGACCTCATCCTTTGGCGTTCGGAAGCGAGACGCTAGCCAGCCTGCCGTAGTATCGAGCCATCGCAGCGTCTCATCTTCCATGACTGCCTCCGATCAGAATCCTTTAGGCGGTTGCACCTGGCCAGGCTTCCACACCTGCGGACCCGATGGCGGCGCCGCTGGTCGCTGCTGTGGTGGTGGCGTTGGTGCCGTTGGCCTAGCCGCTGGTGCCTTCATTGCTCCGCCTTTTTGCGGCGGGGCTTGCGAGTCAACAGACCACCAGACTTTGATGTTGGTATACGTCTTGCCGTTCTTTCCGGTAGACGCCACCAGCCGAACGAAGCATTGACCGCCCAGGAACTGCTGATCGTCGGTAGGTCGCATTAACCCAATCGCCCGACAAACATTCTGAAGCGTTGCCATGCCCATCTCAACCCGCGATTGGTCTGGATGGTACAGCGAATGATTGCTCCTCACCGATCGCCCGTTGAACGGGCTTTGATCGATGATCGTATACTCCAGTTTGAGCGTACTGGTACCTTCCATCTGGTTATCATCGCGCTCCGCCGATGTGATTTCTACAAAGTAGTCCCCATCGGGGATCGGTGTGTAGCTCCGCTCCTCTGGTACTTCATCCCAATTGATCCCTAGCTCAGCCATTGCTCTTCACCTCCTGATTCTGTGGTAGATACTTCGCGTACTCGCTGTA